GTCAAGTCTTTCGACTTACCAATACTCCACTGGATTCTTCCATTCTTGGATACTTGGATCATGTTCTATTACCGATTGCCCACCCCCTCCGTAGGGGACTTACTGATAATCAGTACTTAGAACAGTTACATCTTTTTACTTTCCGAGCCGAATTTATTCGCTGGATCCCCGATTTTGAGAAGGAATTCTCCTATTGGGTATCCGGTGATTATAAGGGCGCAACGGATTATATTAATATTGATGTTACTACAATCCTTAAAGAGCGAATTCAAGCTCATTTAATATCCAAGAGTGTGAATCATGAAGATAGTCAGTTTAAATTTCAGCAAGCAATGATGATGAGCTGTTCTCTTAATAATGTAGAGGTTAGTTATCCTAAACCCTTCTTCAACTTCCTTGTTAAGGAGTTGAGAAAGGTCCGGGGTAATCATCGGGGTCCTAACTCCGATCTAGATTGGACTCTAAGTCCCATCCTATCCTTTATCAAATCGAGAACTGATCATCTTTTTCCAGAGTTTCCTCGAATGGAAAAATTGCCAGATGTACTTATTGATAAGATCCTCTCTTATGTTCCTCAGTTGGATTACTTTTCGACACAATTGTCTGAATTGTTCTCTTCTAGTCCCTCAACTTGGGACCGACTGAGATTATCACTAGAGTTGGATTCCTATCATTCGTTTAGCATTGTTATGAGGAATGGACAATTGATGGGATCAATTGTTTCTTTCCCACTACTTTGCCTGGCTAATTATGCCTGTTACCTAAAAACTATGCGTGACTATCTTCTTTATCGTTACCCCGAATTCTGTACCAAAGAAGGTGTGATCATTGTTGATCGTTGGATCAATAAGAATCTCCACCTTTTTCCAGTCTTAATCAATGGGGATGATATTGCTTTCAGAGCATCACCATCCTTCTATCGACTTTGGCTGAAAAATCTAAAGACTTTTGGTTTCAATCCCTCCCAGGGAAAGAACTATATTTCTAAAGATTTTGTTACATTGAATTCCATGATGTTTTCCATCAAAAAGGGAACTTTATTAAATCCAGTTTTCTATCATCTTGAGGAATACCTAAATGTAGGTCTTCTACATGGACCTGATTCTGGGCTGGTGGGGGTTCGTCCCTCTACCTTTTTTGATATGCCTCTATCGAGTTTTTATCAACTCTCAGTTGGTTCTTCCGTGAATAAGTTCCGATCTCATCGTCGGTTCATTCACGAGAATCTACCAATTGTGAAGAGAATTACTCTCGGAGGCTATCTTAATCTTTTCAGCTCAAGTCAGTCCTTTGGTCTTGATTTTCCCATTTATAAGGAGATCAAGAAGGATATTCATCTCTCATCGTCCCAACACTTACTAAGTCACTGCTGGCGCCTCTTTACTCAAGAGACTGACCAGACCAGTGATAACTTATCTTTTCGTATTGGTGGAGTTGAACTTCCTTTTCCTCATTTTTCCCGTGATGACAAACTAGCCCCCAAGTATGGTGGGCCGAACAGTGTACATGGGTCTTCCCTTTCTTATCTCAAGAAATTTGATGTTCCCAACTATTATCATGTGGCGATTAAGGATCCCCCTCGGGTCCCCTATCAACACCACGAGTTGGGTTTATCTTCGCTTAGTTCTAATGGACATTATGTCCTCCCCT